GGCTAAAGATATTCAAAAACAATTTGGAGGCGAAATTGTGGTGGTTTACAAATGAAAATTAAGAATCATCCAGCATTTCCTACACCCGAGCCAAAAGAGTCGGGCAGAGCTGGCATAACAACGCTGGACTACTTTGCCGCCAAAGCTATGCAAGCCCTTGTGGACACAGCGCCAGAAGAATATGAGTTGGACTATGACGATATTGCAAAGACATCCTATAAGCAGGCAAAGGCAATGATGAAAGCGAGGCAAGAATGATCTTAGATCAAGGAAAACTGGCAAACGGATTGGTTGATGAACTGCTGGCGCTCATTCACAAGTATGACGAGTCGCTCTACATGTGTAGCGTTATTGGTGTGTTGGAGTTGGTCAAGCAGCAACTGATAACTGAGAGTTTAAACATGGAGGATGACGAATGACACAAGATGAAATTGACGAATTAACTATTAAAGAATCTATGGCTATTCTAAAATTAATACATGAATTTGCGGATTTAGAAGTTGCCAAAGAGCGTGAAGCCTGTGCAAAGGTGTGTGATGAAGTGGCTGAATATCTTCGGATGCACAAAGATTTTTCTGGAGCGCAAATTGCCGCAAGTTTAGCTTTTGACATCAGAGACAAAGGTGAAAAATGACACAAGATGAAATTATGGAGTTAGCTAGACAGGCGCATATAAGTTTAGTTTTGCCAGCAAGTGAAAGAGCACTTGTAACCTTTGCCAAATTGGTAGCGCAAGCCGAACGTGAAGAATGTGCTGTTGCTTGTGAAAAAGAACTAGAGTATTGGGGATGGCACATTGTTTTTGACTCCGCAAAACTCATCAGAGCCAGAGGTGAAGCATGAGACAAACTTATATTTGCGTCAGATGCAAACGGCACATTATGACCATCATCACTCGTTGCCCATACTGCAAAGGTAATCCACAATGATTGAAGTAATCAAAACATTTTGGGGTAAGGTGCGTGGCCTGCGTGGTGAACGCCAGACAATCGTAGAGCAGGGGTTTGTGTATAGATGTACGCAGTGCCAACTTATATTCTTAACAAGAACCGCAGGAGAACAACACCAATGCCAAGACCAAAAAGTGAACTGACAAGTGTGGCCAAGAATATCGGTGTGCGGTTGATACCCGCTCACTTTGAAGAGTGGAAGCGTTTAGGCGGTGCCAAATGGCTGCGCCAGATGTTGTCGCAAAGTCTTAAGGAGAAGCGTAATGCCAGCGTTTGAAACATGGAGCCAAGAAAATTTAGTCAAGTTTGCTGCTGAAGCCTACGCCAAGATGCAACAGCAACAAGAGCACATTGAGCAATTGCAAAACGATCTTAAAGACGCGATCAAAGCGTACAGAGAGGTAATGAAATGATTGAAACAATATTTGTTTTGCTGCTGGGCGCCGTCGTCGGCATTGGCGGTCTTATTGCCTTTTTGCGCTTCTTTGTTGATTAGACGTTGCGCTCAAAGTGCGGGCAGTCCACCAGGTTGCTGAAGTGACCTCCCCAACGGTTTTTTGGATGCAACGATTCCCAATACAGCCCCAGCGGCTCAATAACTGCTTTGTCCCAAATGATCTTGCCGTCTTTAAAAAAATTCAAATCAATAGCGCAGCGTTTCAAATGAATGCTATTCATGGTCTTGGAACGACCTGTTTTAAAGTAGATGGCTTGCTGCTCTGGTGTACGGGCGAGTTCCCCGCCTGTGACTACAAATCCTTGTTCAGTGGCGTATTGAATCAATTTGCAGGCATCCAGCAAGAATGCAGCTTGTTCGGTGTTTAAGCTCATTTTTTCCTCATTTCTGCCAATTTCTCAACTGTGCGTCCGCCAAAATATGCGCCCATGATTAGCATACCCCAGTTACCCAACAGCGTGACGTAGGACTCATTGGCGTTTAATCCGTAGGCTGACATCATGGCGAACAAAAAGTAACCTAAAAAAATTGCTATGAGGCTCATAGGCCGGATATTTTTAGATAGCCAGGAATCAGACGCCATGTCTGCTTCCCAGCGATCTGTGATGTTGTCTGCGTCGTTTTGCGCGGCTTTGGCCAACAGGTCAAGCTCGGCCAATTCCATCTTGGCTTTTTCAACGCCCAACGCCAGCAATTTTTCTTCGTGGTCAAATTGAAGCTGACGCAACTTAGCCACATCTTCCGACGTGGGCGCGTCGGGGATTTTCACGCCCAAAGTGCTTTCGACAACTTCTTTGCCTTTGGCTTGAATGGCGCTGGAAAGCAACCCTAAACCGTTTTCGGCAAGGCTACCAAGTAAAGACGCAAGTATGGGTATCATTTTTTGTCCTCTAGATTTTTCAACAACTTTTCAATCCTAGCTTCAGAACGTTCTGATTTCTTTTGGCAAGTTAAAGAATCAAAGTACAGCATCACCATCAGCGGCAGTATCAAGCAAGCAAAGATCATCATCAAGACTGCAACAACTACGTATCCCGATTCAGATGAATGACGTACATTAAGCCCCAGATTTCTAGGATAACCAACAGCGCCGCGCCAAGAATTAACGCGTCGTTTTGCAGTCTGTCGATCATTTGCTGGCGTTTCCATTTTTTGTCCCGCTCCGCGATTGCCTCTTGCTTGATTTCCTCGTCGTGCTTTTTTGCAAGTCTTTTAAATTCTGCTTCGTATCTTGACCAGACGGCACCCAACGCTGGGTCTGTGTGGTAGACCAAAAACTCACGCAACTCAACTGCCTGTCGCTCAAGTTCAATTTGATTGAACACATTCTCAAGCGCCTGCGCTTTAAGCGATTTTTCTTTTGGCGGGTTTAGCTCGTTGCGTTTGACTTCCTTTTTGACTTCTTCATGCGCTTCAAAAAACTGCCCGATGAACCCTGAGATTTCTTTGGTTACCTTGTAAAGATCCGTGCCTGTGGCTTTGGCGTCCTTGTACAACGCAATCCCTTGCTTGATACCAGCAATCGCGGTAAGCGCAAGGGTGATCGGTTCAATTTACAGCCCCAATACTTTTTTGACAAACTCGGCAGCAACGCCTGGGCCAAACAACACGGCGACGATTACTGCGTACAACAGGTACTCAATCTTGGTCATGCGCTTGTCGCCGTCAGACAGTGACTTTTGGATGGCCTCGTACCGTTGGGCGCAGATCGCCTCATGCACGGCGAATTCAGTTTCTAAATCGTTCATGATTGTTGCTCTTGTTGTTGAGCCGCCACTGCCGCATCGTATGCAGCTTGTTCTTCAGGTGTGTACTCAACCTGAGTAACTTCGCCTGTTTCTACGTTAACTACGATTCTGTGTGTCATGGTGTTTACTCGTACAAAATGTTGATTGAACCAGCGTCAAATGTGTCTGCGGGGTTGCCTGTTGCGCTTGCAATAATTCGGAGTCTGTCAATTACTCCGCTAAATGCTTTAACCCCGCCACCATAAACACCCGAAGTGTTTGAACCTATAAAAACATGAGACCCAACCCAAGTATTTCCTGTAAGGTTTGTCAAAACATAATGACCAGTGAGTGTTGCCGCAGAACTTGCAAATGTTGCATAGTTCATAACAAAACCAGTAGTAATAATTGCTGTAGGAGAACCTGAACTTTGCACGTACACAGAGCCAGAAGAATAACCAGTTATTTCATAAGAGCCTGATCCACTTTGAATTTGAAAGTTTGCAGTTCCACCTGTACTAACTGCATTAAACATCACAGTAATGCGCTTTACCCAAGCAGGTATATTTGTAAACTCAATGCTTGTGCCGCTGGTAGATGCTACCGCAGTAGTAGTTTGAATACCGTTATAGATTGCACCGCTATTGGTTGTTACACCCGCTGATCCATCAATCGTAGTTGTCATGATTAACCCTCGTAAAGAATGTTGACTTGACCAGCAGAAAAAGTTGCTGTGCCGCTAATTGTTGTAATTTGAAGTCTATCCAATACTCCACCAAGTGCAAGGTAACCGCTAGTTACCAAACTGAAACCATCTGATCGAGATGCGGTTGCTGTCCCTACCCAAGTGTTACCAGTTATATTTGTAAGAACAATAATTCCACTGTTTGTACCTGTTGATAAAGTGACGCTTCCCCAAAAACCAATGGCAGTACTTATTTGACTATTAGCAGCACCAGCACTTACACCAGCACTTACATATCCTGATGATGTGTAAGAACCTGATCCAATTTGAACCAATAAATTGCTTGCATTTGCCGAAACGCCGCTAAATTGAACGGTAATTCTCTTAGCCCAAGCAGGTATTCCAGTAAAAGAAAATGGGCCTGTTCCTGATGTGGTGGCTTGTACAGTTCCAGAAGTAATCCTCTGCATCTGCGCCCTAGACGCATTGCTATCAGTGCCGTAGAACTGACCGTTGTATTCAAGGTTACCTGTGGCAGGTGTGCCAATCAACGTGTCGGAAGTTAAAACAAGTATTGACATGATTATCCTTATCTAAGTTCTGCCCAACGAGTAAAAGAAACACCACAAGCTACAGAATAAGTTGCACCAACTGGTACAACAAAAGATAACCCGCCAGTATTAGAAGCGGCAGAAGCTGCTATTGCAGTAGCTGCAATTTGTAAACCACCTACAGTAGCAGTAGCAGTTCCCAAACTAGTAGCTTGCCAATACACAGAAACTGCTATTGGACGACCCGTGCTATTGGTGTATGTTGTACTTAAAGCTCTGCTTGCAGTTAAATCAGTCCAAGTTTGTGAAAATCCAAGACCATCGCTTTGCAATGCCAAAGTGCCTGTAGCCGCTTGAAGTGTTAACGTGTTTGATCCAGCAACAGCAGGAACAGCCAGTGATACCGTTCCCGATGTGTCGCCTGAAAGAACAAGTGATGACATATATTTCCTTTACAAAACAACCCAGCGAGCGCCGGTGGGAACTGTGACTACAACGCCACTTGCCAGTGTGATCGGGCCGGTGGACATTGCGTTATTTCCTGTGGTGAGAGTGTAACTTGTGGTCACGGTCTGACCGTTCTCCACGAACACCTGATCAGCGCCGCCGCCGGTAGCGCCGCCGCCCAACGCGCCCCAAGCTGTGCCGTAGCCTTCAAACTTGTTGGTCGTTGAGTTGTAACGCACCATGCCAGATGTGGCTGTCGGGCGCTGTGCTGTGGTGCCCACGCTCAACTTGGCTGCACCCGTGTTGTTCAAGGTCAGTTGGCCAGCCACTGTCAGCGTATTGCCCAAGGTCACCGCGCCGGTCACACCCAAGGTCGTGGCAAAGGTTACCGCGCTGGTGGCCGACAACGTGGTAAACGCGCCGGTGTTGGGTGTGGTGTTGCCAATTGGTGGAGGGGACGCAAACGCAGTCAAGTCCAACGGAATGGAAATGTTGTCCACGGTGTAAAGCGTTACGTCCGCAGACGTTTTGACCACGAACTTGTAGCCGGTGGTGTTGACCAACCAGATGTTGGCTTGGCCGTATGAGTCCAAAATGATTGGGTTGGTGTTGGCCGTACCGGCAGATGCGTCGGTGTAAGTGGCAATGGGCGTTGTGGTGCCCGCAGCGTAAGTGTAGATTTTGCCGCCGACGAGAGGCAAGCCATCCGTTCCGAAAATCTGCTGTTTGGGGGAGGGGGTTAAACCAGCCATGTGTTTACCTCAAGTTGTTTACGTTTGTGCCACCCAGCAATTGATTGCGGATAGCTTCACGGGTTTTGGGGCCTTGCCCACCAGCAGAAGTCGGACGCGCTGTACGAAGATTATCTTCCAAACTTGTCAGCAAATCGAGCATCTGATCGCGCCTGGCGCTGGCGTCAAACTTGGCTTGCGCGTCAGACGCGCGCTTGGCAATCTCATCGAACGCCGCCGCTTTTTCGCGCGCCTTGTCCATTGTCTCTTGCACCCAAGCGCGGTCCATTGCTTTGCTGGCAATTTGTTTGTCGGACAACTTGGTGAGTTCAGGCGCGGCTTGCTCCAAGCTGATGCGGGTTCTGTCCCACATCACTTTTTCTGGCGCAGTCATGTTGAACAACTGACCCGCAGCCACTTTACGCGATGCTTCGGCCAGCGACGCGGGCTGTGGCAATCCTTGGCCTTGCACAGGCTCTTCGCCAATGACGACGCCGCCTTTGGTGACTTGCCGACCAGCGGCCTCGCGGGCGGCTTGTTCTTGCGCGGCTCGTTCTTCAGCCGCCTTTTGCATGTTGTATTCAAACTTGCGTTGTTCAGCCACGGTACGCATGGTGGACTCGCCGCTGGGCGCTTCCAATTGAGGTGGCATGGGTTGCACACCAGTCTTGACTTCAGGCTGTGGTCTAGCGTATGTCCAGTTTGGTGTGTATGTTTGTGGCGGTGGGTTGACCAGCGCGTTAACTGGGTCAAAGATGGCCAAGTTGGACGTGCCAGGCTGAAGATTGTTTGTGATTGGCAAACGATAGTCGGGCGGCATGGCTTTGGAAGCTTGAAAGCCTGGCTTGGTCATGCCTCGGGCCATTGCGCCGCTGCTTACGTTGCCGACCGTGGCGCCAATAGCGCCGCCAGCAATTGAACCTGGCAAGCCAAGAGGTGAACCAAGCAACGCGCCTGCGGTGCCCGCCAACCCCGAACGGGGCAATGTCTCACGCCAATTTGGTTCGTTGAGCATCCCGCTCTTGGATACTTCAGGGTAGTTGGCCGCGACGTTGCCGATCTTGGCCAAAGTGCCAGTCAGGGGTTTGCCTTCAGCCGCCATTTTGGCGATCACTTGAGGGTCAAGCTGACCAGTCGCCAAGTTGGTGGCGCGTTCATAGTCGTAAGTTCTGGCCAAAGCTGTGCGGGCGTCGCGGAACGCACCCAAAGCTTTGGGGTCCCTGAGATTTGACTCGATCATGTTTTCCAAAGCATTGGCCACGCCCATGTTCATGTCGGCGCGCGCAATGGCTTCAGGCGCTGGCGGTGTGATGCCTTTGGATTGTTGGTTGTAAATGGCTTGTGCTTCACGGCGACGCGCGCGGATGCTGTCCACCAATGTTTTGCCGTCCACACCTTGGGCAAGCTGTTCTTTAACAGCGTCCAACAATGAGTTGGCCGCAGCGGCTTGACCAGTGTCACCAACCAAAGGTTGTACGCGCATACTTTCCAACTGACTCATTGTGTCGGCGGTTGGCTCAAGCGATCTCATGCCGCGCACCGCGTCGTATGGACCGCTCACTTCTGGCCGCGCGCGAGATTTTTCAAATGCTTTGGAGTTCAAAGTATCTGTTGGCGCAAGGCCCAAATCAGTTTTGGCTGCTTCGGTGAACTTACCCTGGTTGTATTGCGCCAGTTTGGTGTCCAACGTGTCTGAGCCCACAACAGCCGCGCGCAATTTGTTGGTCGGCGTTGGGTTAGAAGTTGCAGGATTGAGCGCGACGCCCAAGTCCAACGCGTCTTTGGCTGCATCAATGCGCGGCGCGTTTTGGTAACTTTGAAGTGAGCGTTCTTGAGCAATCCGAGCATTACGCGCTTGAATGGGTTGCTCGATCATTTGGCCCACAGGCGATTGACGAATGGCCGTAGCGGTGTCAATCGCGGCAGATTTAACCACGGGCGCGGCGGCTGACACTACTTTGGGCACAGCCAAAGTGGAAGTGCCAATCATGTTACGCACGTCTTCAACTGGCAACCCAGTTTGTTTGGAAATCCAATCAGCGCCTTTGTTGATGTTTGCGCCAATGAAATTCATTACTTGTTGACTGGCTTCAGCTTTATAAGCTGGATTGTCAGTAACACCAAACGCTTTACCAAAGGGCTTATCCAGCGCAGAAGACACCGCGCCGCCAATTTGTTCTGCCTGTTGGGGTGAAGTGAATGGCCGCGCGCCTGCTTGAACTACTTGACCAGCCAAAGGCAAAACACTACCAATTGTTGTGTCTGCAAGCGACGCCATGCCAGCGCCCAAGTTAGAGAAAAACCCTGGCTTTTCAGCCCGTGGGCCAGGGATGCCACTGGACGCCGCAGGCGCAACTTCAAACCCAAACCGCGCTTTGATAGCCTGTTGGGTATCTGGGTTGGCGTTTTTAAAGTCTGGATCGTTGGCAACGTGTTTGGCAAAGATGGCCTGCTTCGTCGCCGCATTTGCGCTGACGAAATCTGGATCGTTCAGAATTGTTGCGGGATCTGCCATGTTATTTCAACCATTTGTTGTTGGTATCAACCGCGCCAGCAGGCGCTGGTGTTGCCGCCGGTGCGTTGCCGCCGCGCAAATTAGCTTTGGTTTCCGGCCCTGACGCAAGCGACGCAGCCATCTCTTGTTGCATGACGGTAAAGGCTTCGTTAAGTTGGCCTTTAGACATGGCGTCGTTGAGAATTTCGCGGGCGTGGTTTTTGTCGGATACAGTGGCCACACCTTTGGGGTTGATGGCGCGCGCGTATGTATTGACCAAACCGTTAAGCGATGTGGCTAAACCTGTGATGTTTGGGTCACCAGTTTTTCTGGCCACAAAGTTACCAATGCTATTAAGCGTTGGGTAATCAGATGGGTCAACTTTTTCCACATATGGCTTGGCTACGTTAATCATCTTAGTAGCTTCATTTGCCGCCACTTGTACGTTAGCAATCTGAGTACCCACTGCACGTTGGCCAGAAATTGTTCCTACGTATTCGCCTTTGTTGCCCGCCATAGTTGTAGCCGCTTGCGCTGGAGTTGCGCCGGTACCAGTGCTTATTTCTTGGGCGCGGTTCATAATCTGCGCTCTTGCATCCGCCGCTTTTTTGCCTGAACCTAATGGCGGTATATTGCCGGTTTGGATAAGCAAGTTTGCCATCATGTCAATTGTTTCAGGCTTAAAAGTACCTTGAGCATAATCTTGACTGTACTTATCTTGAGCAAGCTTAAGATGCGCTTTTTGATTATTAAGCTCGTTTTGTGTCTTGCTAATTTCGGTATCGTAAACCTTACGATTTGGATCGCCAAGTTGCAGCGCGTCACGTTCTTTAATCAACTGAGCCAAATGGGATGGCGCAAATTGTGTTTCCTTTTGGATCATGCCTATGTATTGGGCACGACGAGGATCGTTAGGCGGCAGTGCATCCAATTCAGATTGCATCTTGGCCAAATTAGTAGGTGCCGCAGGAGCTTTATACAAAATTTCGCCCGCCGCACTTGTAAGTGTGCCGCTTGGGCCAACAACGTGAGGCGTCATCAAAGTTTTAAGTTCAGCTTCTTTTTGCGCCGCCATTTTTGCCGCGCGAGGATCTTGCATTAAAGAATAATTGATTATGTCTTGTTTAAGTTGTGCAATTTGCGCTGCACCTGGAGTTGTCGCGGCAGGCAAATTGTTGGCCGTCGATGCAACAGGCGTCAAAGCATTGGTTACCGGTGCTGCACCTTCTGACGTCATAGCTGCTGCGGGGGTTTGCGGCGCAACGGGCTTAGCTGATGCAAATGCTGGTTGATTGCCCGCCATAGCCGCTTGATCAGTGAAATTGGTGGGTGACATGCCACCCATATTGTTTATGCCAAATGTGTTCGCCGCTGTTGGTACGGCGGCGGTAGGCGTTGTTAACGCATTAGGGCTTTGGCCTTTTATGTAATCTTCAAAAGTTTTTTTGTCTTGAAGCGCTTTCATAAGCTCTATGCCGTGCATCGCTATATTAGGGTCAGGATGCGTAGCCATCATTTTGGCTGCTTGGTTTATGTCCAATGGGCCACCATTGTCAGCAATAGCTTTTTGCATCTTGTCTACATAGTCGGCGCTGCGTTGCAATTGGCCAAGACTTAACTGTGCCACTTGTTGCTGAGTACCGGCGGCTTGTCTTTGTTGTTGCGCGGCCAAAATGTTTTGTATTTGGCCATATTGCGCCAAAGGATTATCAATTTGGATCGGTTGGACACCGAGCGCGATTCTAGGATCAACAGCCATTTTTTATTCCTTACGCTGTGGGTCGGTTAGCCAATGCATTCACTAAATTCTGATTGCTTGTGTAATTCAAATATTGACCCAAACCGCCAGATAAAGCATTCGCGCCGCCAACATAGCCAGACGCCCTTGCAGCCGCTCCGCTGGTAGTCATATCGCCGACATTGGTCGCCATTTGTTGCCCTGCTTGGCCAACTTGTTGTGCAGTAGTTTGGCCCATACCGGTTAATGTTTGCAGGGGGCCAAGGCGAGCTTGGCGCTCTGCTTGGTATCTGTTGAATGCGTTGGTGTACTCTTGCGAGCCATAGTCTTGGCCAAACCGCTCAAGGGCTTTACCTGTGCCGCCAGACAGCAAACCTCCGCGAGCCGCAGCAGATCGTTCCAAAGCTTTTTGGCCTTCGCTCAATCGAAAAGCATAGCCTGGGTCGGCTTTAAATTGATCCATGCCAAACGGCGTGTATTTCGATGCTTGAATCAATTCAGGCAACGCATTGACGCCTGCTTGGTAAAAAGGCTGTTGTCGTTTTACAGTATCTTGGTATTGCTGGTATTGCAATTCTGCCGCACGGTCAGACGCTGCCGCTTGTGCTTGGCCAGCCCTATTTGCGGCATTTGCGCTTAAAAGTGAACTACCAATAATTGCTGCTGGAACCATCCACGGCATATCAAACTCCTTCGCTCAAACATTGAGCAATAGTGTGGACTTGTTGCATGTCAACAGGCCCGACAATTACATCGTCAACTTCATTTTCATCAACACAATCAGTTGCATGAATGCAATACCACACGACATCAGTCAATGACCGAACACCATGATGTTTGCCTGCTTTAATTGTCACGCACGCTGGCGCGTGTATTACTGATTTTTTGCCGTCAACAATCAATTCAACTGAGCCTTGGGCTAGCACCGATAAATGATCATGCTTGTGCGTATGCTGCACCAACCATTTATTGGCAGGGATAGATGCTTCTTTAGCGTACACGCCGCCGCCAAAATGATGTTTGACTTCAGGTTCAATAAAATTCACGAAATTTCCCTCCCGCTGACGCGCATGTTGATGGCGCTGGCTGTCCCTGCAATTGTCGAGATAAACCCGCCAGATGGCAAGATGTGGCCAACAAGCTCAGGGAAGATGTAAGTTTCAGACGCGGCCAAAGATTTATTCTTGACAATCAAATTGCTGTCGTTGGCCGTGCCGGTGGCGGTTACCAAGTTGACGCTGATCGTGGCTGCCGAGCCGCTGTAGTTGGTAGCAGTAAATTTGTCGATAATCGTGGTCACACCATTGGCGATATATTGCGTTGTCTGCGTCGCTTCAACGGTTTTTGCTGGAACTAGATTTTTGGCGGTTACAGTCATTGAAGCACCTTTTTACAGAATGACCCAGCGGGAGCCTGACGAAACCGTCACTGTCTTGCCGCTAGCGATGGTGATCGGCCCAGCCGACATGCCTGAATTTCCAGTGGCTATAGTGTAACTTGTTGCGATGGTCTTGCTGTTGACGTAAATTCCGTTGCCCGCGTTGAATTGCTGGGCCAAAAATTCGCCTGTGGACGGCTTATACAACAGGTTGGCGTTGCTGGTATAGATTGTGGCCACCGAACCAGAAGTAGCATTAGCTAACAAAGGGTAAATGTTGGTGGCCGTAGTTGTGTCGTTGCTGATTGACGCCCCGCTGCCGCTGGCCGCTGCCCATGTCGCCGTGGTGCCGTTGGACGTCAAAACAAAATTGTTGGCTCCAATGGCCAGCCTGGTGGCGCTGTTGGTGCCGTTTCCAATAATTAAATCGCCCGTAGTCGTAATAGGTGAAATTGCGTTAAACGTTGCGCTGGCGGTTAACGCGCTGACCGTGTTGTCTGCATTGAACTGAGGAAAAGTGACCGCGCTAGGGTTGGTCAACGTAAACAGGTTTTCGCCAATTGTGGTTGCGCCCAAAGACGCGCGGCCTGTACCCGCCACTAAGTTGGTTGCCCCGCCATCCCATTGCAAACGTTCGGAATACGCGGTATTCCAATTGGTTTGGCTAGCGGTAGTTGGAAGCGAATACCCTGCGGCGTATGTGATTGCCAAAGTGCCGGAGGTTGTAATCGGATTCCCAGTTACCGACAAACCAATCGGCACCGTCATATCTACTGAAGTGACCGTGCCTGACCCACCCCCACCACTTCCCGTAGTGTTGGGAATAGAAGGCGGTGCAAGTTGCAAATCATCCAGAGTTGTCTGGTTGTTGCCACCACCGGTCAAATTAAACATGTTTAAGAAAAACCGATACCACTCACGCGACATTAATCCTGTGCGAGGGTCAATAAATTCGACCCTTGCAGAAGGTAAATTCGTTATGTTGAGTTGATCAGGCATTGGTTGGACTCAGAATCAATTCAGCGCCCATGATGGCAACTTTGACTGGATCAGTACCGGATACTTCGTAAACCCTGTCCCGCAACTTGAGCGTCATGCCCAACCGCCGCCAAAAGACGCGCTGATAGTACGCGCCGATCTTACCCATCGGCGCCCAATGTTCATTGCTCCAAGTATGGCCACCGTCATCCGACCAACGAAGCATGACTTGCGGGTCATCGCCTTGGCCAGTAGCCAAACCGGTTCCAGACTCGCAATCCAATTGCAAACTGTGGTGTGCGGTTCGCTTGAGATTGTTTTGACCGCTGGGAAGCGCGCGCCATGAACGCAACCATTTTTGAACGTCGCCATTGTCGGCGTAAACGTCCAAGGTCATCTTGTAAATGTTGCCGTTTTCAAAATCGCCCACAATGGTATTGCCGCCAAAGTTGCACTGACAGTTCGACCGATGACGAGTAAACGCACCGTTATCCCAGCCAGCACGTTCATGCCAAGCTTGGGTGGCCACATCGTATACCCATGTGGCGTTGCCTGTGGGAAATGTCAACACATAGAAGGCATGGCCTTCTTGCTGATATGTGTACGCCACCGCGTCAGAAATGTCGCCGTACTGAGCAATAGCATATTCAATGGCATGAGTAGACACGCGTTGACCGGTGTAACCGTTGGCTCGGTAGACGATACCTTGGCCACGGGCATCGGTGCCCAGCCAAAACAGACCGTTGTCAAGCTTGGCCACCGAGAACGCGGCCACACAGCCAATCTCGTTGAACGCACCTTGAATGCGAGCCAAAGGAAAGTCGGCCAAGCCTGCGTCGTACCAGACTTCAATTGAATCGGTGCCAAACAACCATGCTTCACGGTGATCCACGTTGATGGCTACCAAACCGTCGGGCGAACCTTCGGCGCTGGCGAAGTCCAGCGGATCGACCGACAAACCGTCCAGCAAGGATGTCACCCAGACTTTTTGGCTATCAGGCTCGTTAAACACAAAGTAACCATCTAAGTAGCCCACAGTCACCGCGCCAGGAAAATCTGGGTCAGTAATTTGAGCGAACACATTGGTAACTTCGTTGTAGATGAACCCGTCAGGATTGCAAGCAAAGAAAATTTGCGTGCCGTTGTCGGCAATCGATACAGGGCCGGTGCCGGTCACGTTGCCCAATAAAGTTGGCACGTTGGTCATGCCAGTAACTTTGTAGACTTCCAAGCCGGACACAACATAGAAGTCCGACCCGTTGGTTTGATGCGCCCAAAGGCCGCGAATGGGGCCTGTGCCAATCGTTTGCAAAAACTGAAGCCCAGGGCAACGCGTCAAAAAAGCCGCAGTTTTGCCGCCATCTGGTGTGGTTTCTGGATATAGATTGACCATGCGGTTGTCGGCAGCGTTGACGCTGCGCGCGACATAGCTGGCGCCAAGAATCGGCGTTTGCATCAGTAATTACCGGCGTAGATGTTGAACCGCTGGCGGGATGCCACGATGGCGTAAGGCATTGACATCACATCGTCAGGATTGTTAATGCGCTTCAAGTTGCGCTTGGATGTCATCGCAATTCGCTGAACTTGTGGGCTTGGCTCCACGCCAAACTCAGGTGCAATTTCCATTGCCAAGTTGTAGGTAAACGCACGCAAATAGCCAGGTGGAAACAAGATTTCGGTCACCAAGGTGGCGGGCTGATCCAACTCTTGCACGCTGATAAAGTGCCATTCCAAGTCCCGTGTGGGCTTTGGGTAAACAGTCATCTGAATGTTGGGGTACTCCATGTTGATCCACATAACCTGTGGATAAGTGGAAGTAACTGTTTTGACGGCAATGCCGTCGTACTGTTGTTGGTTGATGAACTTGATACCGAAAGACACGTTGGTGCCTGGGTCGCGGTAATAGGTTGCGTCGTCCAACAACACAGGCCGAACGCCTACAAATTCACCGGTTGGGCCAAGGTGGCGTTGGATCTCACCGGCTGGCCAAGTAAACACTTGGTCAATAGTGTTGAAAATAGATAGGCGCTCAGTGTTCCATGAGTCAATCATCTGATTGAGCGCGGTCAAAGCATCTTGAGAAACAGATGCGGAAGGTGTTTCACCTTCAGCCAACACGCCAAGCAATCGTAATGCTCTATTGATTTGATCGCCAGCAGTGTATGTGGCCATGTTTAAGCTCCTTGTTCGACCACCTCTGCGGGTCGGCTACGACGACGTTTAACTTCCAGTTCGTTGACGACAGGAGCCGCCTCATCAGGCGTGTCTAAAGTATATCGCACCCAACCATTTTTTTCATCTGCAATAGCTTCCATTTCCATGTAGGCTATTTTTTTACCGTGAACTGCGTGCTTGAGATAGATCATGTGAAGAAGGGGCTGTTTAGGCCCCTTGGTTTGGTTAACTTGCGCCGTGGATGATGCAAAAGTTGATGATGACAGCTTCAGAGTATGAAGTGGCAGTAGTCAAATTCCGCAACGTGATCAAAGCAGAACCAGCAGCCAAATACGAAACGTAAGTGGTGTAAGCCCCAGCCGCGCTACCAGTAGTATTACTAGAAACGCACACAATGATTGTGTCATTGATGGAGATCAAGCTATTAGTCAAAATGAACGACACAGCAGTATTGCCTGCCAATGCTGCATTGTTCATTGTGATACGGCCAGCAGACTTGTTCAGAGTTACCCCTGTGGCTTTGTCTGTTAACTGCGTAACCGCGCCCTGTGCTGCTGATGTATATCCAATTTCGGTGGTGGCATAAACGGTTGTGCCAACCACGGTTGCTGGAGTAACAGCACCAATGGTGCCGCCGTCAATGT